GATTTACGAAAGGCGCCACCAGCCTTACCCTTGCCGCCACCGCCACCAGCACCGTAGATACTCATGAGCCGGAAACCTGCACGATGTCAGCGCCGGCGCTAACAACAATGCCGCCAACCAGCATTTCGCCATAGACAACAGGCACCGGCACACCAGCACGAGTGGTGTTTTGGATGCCGCTAAAACTGAAGCTCTTCTTGGGGTCGCCTTCGTCTGTATTGGTTGTAGGCGTTGGCGTAAGCAACTGCGCGACGCCGCCGAGGACAAGACTCGTTCCCACGCCAACAATTATTTTTACTGCTGTCGGGCCTAACCATGCCGCTGCGCCAGGGATTGCAAAAGTTGCGACAATCAACGCGATGCCGAGCAAAATCCGCCCAATGGCACCAGCTCCAGCTATCACCGGCACAATCTGGATCTCACGGCCCATTGGGTTGTGGACATCATCCAGCGTTAGGTCTTCGCCAGCGGTGTGGACGCGGTAATACTGCTTTGCCATGTGGCCTTCAAGTTCCGGCCAATTGGTCAGCAGAAAGCGCACCGCCTCAGCAGCAGTGGCGACATCTGCTTCCAGTACGCGATGGCCGACAAACTTAGCGAGGGCTCCGTACAACTTGATCTTACGCAGCATGACGCAACCTCCTTCCCGTACATTTTAGTAGCCAACCACCGTAAAGGTCACGGCTGCTAAGACGACTCTGCATATGATGCAACACCATCTGATCGCCTAGGTAGACGGCGCAGTGGTTCAGGCCAGAGCTGCTGATGCTCATGAACAGCAGGTCGCCCCTTTCCAGTTCTTCATCAGGCAGCAACTCGCGGAAACCTGTCGCCTTCCACCGCTCATCAAAATACGGCTTAGCTTGAAAATCTTCTGGGTTGGTACAGCGTTCCCAGTCGCGTAGCTTGATGCCATTTTCGGCGTACCAGTCACGCGCTAGTGTCCAGCAATCATGGATAGCCCACACCCACTCACGACCAATCAATGGGGCCTTAAAGCCACACGGCTTGCATTCGCCCCATGATTCAAGGTTTGGGTTGACGATATACCACGGCAAACGACTGGCTTCACAGGCGGCACGATCTGCAGGTGATGGCTGCGGTGATGTGCTCGGATGGCTGTGGACAATAGCAAGCACCTCGCCTTGGTCTTCAGCGGCCACATAATCTTCGGTTGACAGCACAAACATCTGGTCTGGTGCCGCCGATTGATTGCGACATGGGATGTAATGCTCGCGGCCTTTGATGACCACCAACAGCCCACATGCCTCGCGGGGTTGTTCCGCTTTGGCGTGATCTAATGCTGCATCGCGCCAGGTCATGGTCATCCGCTGAATGTGCCAACGCCGGGGAAGCCACCGAATGGTAGTTCAGCATTCTGCCCAAAGCGTAGGTGGCAGCTATTAAGGCGCTTGCCACATACATCACCAGATGCGCTCAGTACTGGCTGGTCTGCGGCATCAAAGTAGTTGGTGCCGGTGTAGCCGCATTCGGCAGAGCGATACGTCCATGGGCATAGGTTGGCGATGCACTGCCGCTTAGGTGCTCGTACGCCAGCAAGGTCAAAACTAGCTGCCAGTTCAAACTCAACCAAGGTGCGGTTTTCGGCGCTCTTGCGGTCGATGTAAAAAATCTCACGCGGAAACTCGGCGCTAGTGTCTTCGGTTGGATTGATTGGCTCCAGCAGGAAGCTGCCGCCATCTTCAAGCAACAGCGCATCGCTGTCTTCAGTTAGCAGGATGTCGCCGCTGACTGGGAAATTAACAGCATCTAGATACTTGGCCAGCGTACGGATGCGCGTTACCTTCGCGCCTTCCAAGCCAACCGGCAAACTAAGAATGATTGCTGTAACCGTGCCGAAGATATTGCTGACGCGAATCTTGGGGCGTGGCAGTGATCCCTGCCCGCTGTACTCAAATCCATCCGCTTCAATTGGAAACTTCAGGTAGCTATTGCCACGCCAAACTACATCGCCGTTATTGACTAGGTTGACGCCTGGATGGAAACGATAGATTTCGTTGCTGCCGTGGATAGCTGTAACCAGCTCCAGCTCAAACAACTCAATAATGGCGCTTGGGTTAGCTGTCTGAAAATCACCCGACAGGATGGTAACTGCCATCCATGTGACGGTGCCATCTACTGTCTCATTGCCAATAGTTGTTGGCCAAAATGGTTCCACTGCACCAGTAGTACCAGCAACAACGCAGCGGAAGAAGAAACCGCTAGCGGGTTGAATAGTGGCCTGAACAACATCACCGACGTTGTAGGCGTAGCTACCTTGCCATAGTGCAGGTGCGCTCATGGTTCAAACACCTGCATGAAGGTCACATCTACTTTGCTGCGTTCAAAATCAAACAGCTCTCTGGTCCAACTTGGGCATGTCCACTTGTAAGTGTTGGCATCACCCGGCGGGCTCCAGTCAAAGCTGGCGGCATCATCAGCGCGGGCATCGAGGAATGCTTCGATAATGTCGGCGTCGGCGTCGCTAACGCTGAACGAAAGCCGCCATTCCTTTGGATTTTGGTTTAGGCCAAAAATAACACGTTGTTGGTAGCCGTCGCCAAATTGTGTGACGCGAATCTTAGGTTGGCTGCTTTTGGTAGCCGAGTAGGTCGGATCGTAGTCAGGGAAGGTAGCCATTATGTGAGCAATCCTCCAGGGCGTTTCTGTTTGACAAGTTCTTGTTGGATAGCAGCAGCGATCAAGCGACCGAGCTGCTTACCTTCTTGTTCGTCGCCTTCTACCTTACTACCACTGGCGTCTACGTTCACGACCACGTTGACACCGCCGCCGCCGCCCATCTTGTCGTTAGCGACGATGGTGCCACTGCGGCCTGGTACGAACAGCTCCGGGCCACGCTCGCCCACCATGTAGGTTTGGCCGCTGGATACCGGGCCGCCTTTGGCGCGGCCGGGGAGCAGACCCATTCCAAACGATGACGGGTTAAACGATGCAGCAGTGCCGCTAAATGCGCCGCTGAAATTGCCAACCGAGCCAATCCCTGTAGCGCCACCGCCAAACAATCCGAGCAACTGCTTAAAGGCATACATGATGACCATCTGAGCAATAATCTCAGTTGCCATATCAAGAAATGACTTGGCTATGTTCTGAAAGAATGATGCCAATGCTTCTTGCGCAGTTTGCGTGCCAGTTATTATGCCCTGGAATGAAGATGCAAATGCATCACCAATACCTTGCGCACCGCGTTGCGCCATATTGATTGGATCTTGCAGTTCAGTTAGCCTTGCCTTATATTCATCAATTTTCTGTTGTGCGCGATCATTTGGATCAAGGTTTACATCTGTTCTAAATGCACCAGCACCGCCGGGCAGCATCCCACCCATCGACAATCCGGCAAGCTCATAGAAGACTTCCAGTTGCTTTTTAAGTTCTTCAGTTTGCAGCTCTAATGTTTGCAGCCTTCTGATTTCATCATTAACTGCCATCAAGTTTACTTTCTGCTCTGCATCTTTGAGTTCATTTATTTCGCGCACACGGTCTTGATACTCATATTGAATCTGCAACCGCTTGCGTTCAATTTCGGATGTGGTGCCGAGTAGTACGGCTTGACGAGAGAATTGGCGGAACAGGTCATCACCACGCTCAACTGACCGCTGCAGTTCATCCGCCAGCCGCTTGGCTTCGTCTGCAGCCTTGCTGGCCCCGCCACCACCTGCAGCGCGCCCACCACCACCGCCGCCTGCTGTAGCACCACGTAGCGCCGGCACGCCTGGGAGCCTGGGAGCCGATGGTGCCGCAGGCCCACGGGGCGCGCTTGCTTTGAATAATTGTTTTTGTAAATTAGCTTCAAAGTTCTGAGCCTCTTGGTCAAATGGATTAGCAGCTCGAAATGCGCCAAACTTATTGCGCGTTTGAATTGCGGCTTGCTCGTTTGCTTTTAATTGCGCAGAAACCCTTAAGCCGTTATTTACGCGATCCAAGAAAGCATTGATGCCATCAATCAAGAATTTGAATACAGGCGCAAAAAATGTGCCTATATTTCTTGCAAGCTGCTCAAACGAGTCCTGCAAGGTTGATAATTTACCATTCAACGTATCACTCTGCGCAATGGCTCCATTTGCATACTTGCCGCCTGCACTGGTGAGCCTGAGTATTGCAACTTCTACAGCTTCAGACCCGATACGCCCTTTCTCTAGCGCCTTTTGGAACTCTTCGCCTGAGAGCCCATACATCTTGCGCAGCTCGGTCTGCAACGCAACGCCACGCTCTTGAAACTGCAGCAACTCTTCACCTTGCAGTCGCCCCTTGGCTTGCACTTGGCCGTAGGCAGTTACCAGCCCAGACAGCTCAGCGCCAGTGGCGCCGCTTACATCTGCCAGCCTGCGGGTGGTTTCAACGACCTTACCAGCCTCAACGCCAAACGCTTGCAACCGCTTGGCCGAGTCGATCAGCTCAGTGCTGGTAAACGGTGTAACGGCGCCAAGCTGCTGCAACTCTTTGATGATCTGCCCGGCTTTCTGCGCGCTGCCGGTTAATACTTCTAGGCTGCGCGTTTGGCTTTCTAGCTCAGCAGCTTTTACAAATACAAACCTTGCCGCTTGAATCCCAGCAAACGCAATCGCTAGCTTCCCAACTGCTGCTGCAATGCCGCCAAATGCCTTTTCAGTCTGCTGCGCCTGCGTCTGCACCTGCCGCAGCTTGCTAACAGCATTTGAGCTGTCAACGTTAATGGCGACATTAGCAACTACAGACACAGCCCTACCGCCTTTGCTTCATTCTACGCTCTTGCTCTTCGTTTTGCAGGTCAAAATAACAGCTCCATAGGAGCAGCTCTTCCATTGTTACCTCTTGGTTGAGCCGGGCTAGTGAGTAGCCCAGCTCTTTAGCGATACCAAGCTGAAGCAATAGTAGGTTGTCTTTCTTTAGCTCAGCTTTTAACGCTTTTCATGTCTACCTCTACCTCTTCCGGGTTGGTGATGATCGCCAGCATAAGTTGCTGCAGGTCAGCATCTTCTACCTCGTTCTTTAGCTCAGCGATCTCGCCAGCGGCAAACAACCGTTGCCCGGCATCATCCACTGCTTTGGTGACCAGTAGGTTTAGTGCAAAGCCGTTGGGGTCATCACCACCTGGCATCTTTTGCGCCCGCTCACGTTCGGACATCGTAAGCGGCGCTGAGTAAAACTCAAAATCAGTGCCATCGTTTAATTTCACCGTACGCTTGACAGGCGTCAGGTTGGCAGCTTTCTTGAGTCGTGACAGTGCAGACGTGGTTGCCATAAATATCAGTGATTCGCTATCACTTTAAGCATAAAAAAGCCCCCAGCGCAAGCTGGAGGCGCATGTGGTAACCGATCATGCAGAGGTGCTGAAGTCGAATGTAGGAGTACCGCTTGGGCGGAAGGTGATCTCCACCATCTGGGCATCGTCAGGATTGATGTTAAGGCTAGCGGTCAGCAGCACTGCATCCATGGCGATGCTGCGGCTAAGGGCTTCAGTGGTGCCCTTGTCGGTGTACAACTTGAAGCCGCAACCAACCTGCTGACGCTGAAGCACGTCTTCCACCATGCGGTTGGATAGTGCAGCGTCTTCGTTGGTGACGTAAACGCTAGCGGTGCCGCTGCCATCAGCAAAGCCAGGGATGTAAGCGCGGAATGGCGCATACTGTCCAGCAGTTTGGCCGATGGTGGTTACGTCGATTTCAGCGCGGCTGATCTCGAAGCTCCATGACTGCACCTGCCCAACAGCGGCGTAGTCGGCGTAGTACACCTCAAACTCGTTGGGCGCCACAGCAGTGCCGTCATCAGTAATGGCGAGGATAGTGCCGCCAGCAGCAGTGGAAACCGTCAACGCGCCAGTAGCAGCGGTGTAGGTCAGGACGTAGTAGGTGGTTGCAGCCGAGATAGGCGCAGGCAAGGTGCCGGTGCCTGCAGCGCCAGTTTGGCTGTCAATTACGCGAAACTTAACCGGATCGCCTGGCTTCAGGTTGAGGTACTGCTGGATGGTGATGACATCAGTGCTTGCATTAACACCAGTCTCCGGAAATGTGCCAGTGGTTCCAGCAGGTTTGTAGTAAAGGGCGCCGGACGTACCGGACAGGACAGTGACGGCCATTGTGTGAACGGTAGTTGGCTAGTGACAGTGTAACTAGTCTAGGTACGCTTCAAACGTTGCCGTAAGTTGCGTTTGGTAATACGGCTGCGGTGCTGCTGGTGTTACCTGCGCAGGGCCTGAAGCCGCGTCAAAGATAATGCTGCTGAACTTGGCGCGGTCAAATAGGTCTTTCACGCGCTCTGCAATGGTGAAGTTAGCCGCAGCGCCAGCGCCGATAGGGGTGAAGATATTTACCACCAGCGTGCCATTCTGACGGTTAAAGCTGGTGAGCGTAGCGTAGTTGTTGTCGCCAAACCGGATGAACGCCTGCAGCCATGGCGTGTTGTTAGGTGGCGTAAACGGTACGTTCTGATAGCTGACCGGATACACCGGAGCAATTGCCATCTGCGTTGCAATGCGGCCTTCAATAGCAGCGCGGACATCGTTGTAGGTGCTGCTCATGATTCCCTGCCGATGCGTGCTGCTGCAATTCTGACGCGGCCTTGCACGTCCTTAGCGGCGCCTTGCACCCAGCCGCCAGGCGCTTGCTTGCTAGTGCCCCTAGCTAGCGGCTCTGCATACGGCAGGTTGTTGTGAACTGAGTAGACGTTGCCGATGCGCTCTTGCTGGTAGTTCATCTTGCGCAGCGGAAACATCGGTCCGGCAGGTGGGCTGGTCTTGTCGCGGCCAAGATTACTTGGTGATTGCTGCGGGCCTGCATCGTACGACCCCGCTGCATTCTCACCAACCTGCCAGCTAGCGCGAAACCTACCCGTATCAACTGGGCTGGCTTGCTTGAGCAGGCTGTCAGTTTCCAGCACCGCCGCACGCAGCAGCTTCTCCATCTGCTGGTTGCAGTAGTCGCCAATATCACCAACGCGGATAGTGCGTGCCATTAGTCCCTCAGGATTAGCTCGTAGGTAATCGCGGTGTTGTCCTGCTCGATGGTGCGCACCTCAATCACTTGCAAACTACGGCCTGCGATGATGACGCGGTCAGCCATCGTAGGCACTACTGCGGTATCGGCTGCTGCAATCAGCAGCCGCTTGTCGCCAGCCTGGATCAGGTCATTCACCTCACGGAGGTTCACGTCCTGCAACACGCCGCGCACTGCGGTGTCGCTGATAGTTTCGCTAACGGTGCCGGTAGTTGGGTTGTAGACGCCAGGTGTCACGCGGCGTAGTGTTGCAACACCACCAAACTTTGCCATCAACTTGCTGGCAACCTTACGCAGCGGGTTGGCTAGTGTCATGCAAACACCTCGCTGGCAACAAGCCTGCCGCGAGCAAAGGTGATGTCAACATTGCTGCTGTGGTTGGCGATGAACAGTGCTACTTCATCGTTGGCAGCCATGCTGATCATCCAGTTGGTGACGAGCTTGGCTTCCTCGCTGCCCGAGCCAGTGAAGGCGCGACACTCGGTCTGATCTATGGCGGTGCCATTTTTGGCCAGCTTGATACCGAGGATCTTGTTGTTGCCACTGACGGTCTTGGCGTCGATGCTGCCGTAGATCTGCATCAGCTTGGTACTGCCGCTGGTGTTCTTGACGGCAAAGGTGTTGCTGGTGCCAAGCGTCATGCCGCTGGCCGTGGCGGCGTCGAAGGTGCCAGTTAAGCCGGTGGAGACGTACACGCCCTGCGTAACTATATCGATGGTGCCGGCGTCCATCTTGCTGACTTGACCGCGCGTCATGGTTGCAGCAGCACCAGACGGACCTGCAGGGCCTGGCGTGGTGATAACGACTGTGTTGGTAGTCTCGTTGACGGTTACGGTTGTCATGGCGCTGTATAACCCTCGGAGACGTACACGATACCCTCAAGGTAGTAGTTCCGTAACCCGCTGGAATCTTCTAACAGCACGTCGTAATACGCCTCATCTGGAAACGCAGCGGTTTGCGTATCCGTCAACGCAATAGCAATGGTGCCGGTAGCACGGTTGGTGTATGTAACCGTGAAGTCAGCGTATTTAGTGGTGCGGCCAACGTTCCATACTTGCGCGTATGCGGTCCAACCGGTGAGGTTGATGGCAGCACCAGTGCTGTCTTTGAACTGCAGCGACACGTCGTAATCAGCCCGTCGCTGCACGGTGATATTGTGCTGGCCGGGTTGTACGCTCATTAGTTGAATCCCTCCAGTTGCATCTTGTCATCATCCTCGTATAGCAAATAGTAATAATCTTCTGTAACAATAAACTCCAGCACCTGCGTGCCAATCTTTGGCGCTAGCTTGAACTCACCATCCAAGCCGATGACAAACGTATCGGTGCTGTAAATCTGCAGAAGGTCAACACCCTGCAGAACCTGACCAGTAGCGACATCTAGGCGTATCATCCCTAGCTCCTGGTAACCGTCAGCAGGTTGTCATTGGCGTCGTAGGTCATCGTTAGCTTTGCGACTAACTTGCCGCCTGATCCGCCGCGATAGTAATCAACCACTGTCAGGTTGCCGCTGCCGTCGTAGGTATTGCTGATGTAGTCATGCGTCGGGATCTCAAGCCCTGCGCGCATTACCGCGTCACCGCCGCCAAGGAAAATGCTCATGACCTGCGAATTGCGACGTTACCTGGTCCACTTATTCTAAGCCCTGTCAAATAGCGTTCCATGATCGGGGGCACCTTATCAGCGCCAACAGCGCCGTAGCTTTCGCTAGGCGTCACATCAATGCTGCCGATTTTGACATTTTTATAGTCTTCCAGTCCGCTAAGGCCAAGGCCATCGGGGTTGTTGTTGAGGTAAACGGCCAGCACCACCTGCGCACGTTTGACTTGATCTGGGATCTCAGTGTCAGTGAAATAATCAGTTGTGATTCGAAACGGAAAACCAACGGCGTAAGTGTTGATGTAGGTATCGGGCTTGCGAACACCAGTTCGCGGCCATTGCATTGATTGGGTGTCAGTAGAGCGAGCACCAAGAAAGCGTTCACGATCAAGCCTCTGCGCAGCGGAATACAACGCACGGTTTTTGTTGTCCGTGGTAGCGGTGCCCCATGCTGTCGCATCAGCGTCTAGCACCATGCCGTCAATAATCAACTGCGCATCAGCCAACGTCAGGTACGAGTTTGCGTCTGCCGCGTTTGGCGTGGCGATTATCGTGATTGCCATTGTCCGGCTCCGTTGGTATCAGTTTAGGCTCTGCAATAGAAAGAGAGGCCGCCTCCGTAGAAGCAGCCTCTTGTTCACGCAGTCGCCGGAAGGCGAACAAGCCCATTAAGCAGCAGCAGCAGCAGTAGAACCTAGGCCATAAAGCGTAATTGCTTCAGAGCCTGATTCAACAGCAGCAACGTAGCCGATGAACTCCTTGGATGCGTTTTGCACTACGGTTGCCACGCCACTGACAGTTACGCCAGAGCCGCCTGCAACGGTAATTGTATTGGCGCCAGCGGATGCGTTGATAACAACGATACGAAAGCTAGTGCCAATCGCGCAATCGCCGCCGATTGCAGCTACTACAGCCGCAGCAGTTGCTGTGGTGTAAGTTGCCGCAGCGGATGGGACGCCACGGACAATCGAGTTGTAGCTTTGGGCAGCGGTCAGTGTAGCGGTAGCCGTAGGCGCCGCAAGGGTGATTTGTCCTGGCAGCAAGCCGCCGGGAATGTCGCCAAGTTCAAAGATAGAAGCCATGATTAGTTACCTCAATCGAAGTTAGAGGTGTTTGTAGCCCGCACGATCCCAAGGTTCTTGAGTTCGTACACCTTCGACCAGTTACCAACTGTTGCCAGTTGAGCGCGAGTCGGGTTAGAGGTTGTCACAGCCCACTTGCTGCCAACGGGGTGGTAGCAGTAGTGAAGGTCAATCGACATAGCGTCGGACTTAGCTAAAATATCGCGATCAGTTTCTGTCTGCATTCCCATCTGCTCACCAGAGGCAACAGCGCCTTGGGTGAAGAAGTAGGTGGCATACTCACTGGTGGAGCCAGTGCCTTCAGTTTGCACATCGTCAGAGACGATTACGCGCAGACCCATGTAGGTAGGCACGGAGTTGTCGCCGCCGTATGCGCCAGAGATGCTGCCGCCAGACTGGGTGGTGCTGGTGCCGCGAGCATCAAGGGTGCTGACATAATCAATCGCCTTGCGCTCAACCAGGTCGTAGTAGACCTTGGAGTGCATGGCAACGGCTGCCAGCTTGTCGCCTTGGTCACCCAGCAGGCTGCGGGCTTCCGCAACATGACGGGGGCTCAACACCGTAGGGGTGTCGCCAGATTCGCCGTCGATGGTAAGGCCAAAGAAAGCAGCAGATGCGCTAGTAGTGCCGAGGGTGCCGAAGACACCAGCAAGGCAAGACAGCAGATCCTTCTGACGTTGGTTGGCAACATAATCAGCGATCTTGGCGCCGATAGCAGCCATGGGGTCAGCGCCAGCAGCAAGAGCTGCGAGGTCGCGTGACTCAAAAGCACGACCACGGTGCAGGATAACGCCAACCTGCTTGTCAGCAGTGATCTTGCCAGGTGTCAGTGAGGTGCTGTCAGTCAGCACTTCAAAGTCGCCAGACAGGTTGGCTTTGAAGAAGGGGACATTGATATAGTCACCACCCTCGGTAGCATTCAGCTCAGCCATTGGTTGAACCACGCCGCTAGCCAAGAAGGCATCACGAAGGGTGGTTTGCTCAATGACGTAAGGCGTGAAAATCTCGGGGATGATGATGTCAGAGCGAAGAGTCGCCATGATTCATCTCGAAAGAATGGGTTTACGGTGTGGGCGCAGCCCGATCACCAGCGCAGCCGGTTGCAGATAGCTTAGCGTGCTGCAGCAGTCTTCAATCGTTCGTACATATCACGGTCTGTACGAAACAGTCGTGATTGCTCGGTGAGATTAAATGACTCCTGCGCAAATGGGTTCTTGACGCCTAATGGCATCTCACCACTGCTGCGCCCTGATGGTGCGCCGCTACCTTGTGGCCTTGGTTGCTTTTGCATCCATGCTGGCAAGGTTTTAGCCCATTCGCTCACTGGTGTGCGTTGGTAGCCATCGACTACTACCACCGTGCCGTCAGGGTCACGCTCGATTTGGTCGCTGCTCAACTTGGTCTTGAGCACCATGTCAGGGTCATGCACCAGATCAGCTAGTGCTGTTACGGCTGGCGTAACGAGTTCAAGCTCACGGACGCGGACTTCAAGTTCGGCGATGCGCTGGTCCTTTTGCGCCGTCGCCTCACGGTACTGCTGCTCCAAAGCTTGTCTTGCTTCGCTGTACTTACCTTGCGATTCAAGTTCAGATTGCTCAGCGCGTCGCTTGAACTCAAGTAGCTCATCGACATCAACGCCATCTGGTAACTTCTTTGACTTAGCGGTGCGCAATTCAGCAATCAGCTCTTGGTTCTTGCGTTCCAGTGCTTCAATGCTGCGTTGCATTGCATCAGTAGCCGCAGGCTCCTGAGTTTGGATTTCTTCGGACATGCTTATCCCGCAGGGATATAGTGCGTCACCACTTTACCTTATCGGCCCAGTAAGCAGCACTTAGCTTACCTTTGGCGATGTTGCTAGCGTGCCTGGCCTTAAATGATGCCCTTCTGGCCTTGTCCGCTGCTGATTCTCCTGTTCGTGCTGGTGAGCCAGATACGCCCTGCTGTCCGAAACGTATGAGCCTGATGGTGTCGCCGTCTTTGGCGAGCACCGCATGAGACTTGTTTGGGTTGCTAGGCGTCCGCTTGGGTTTGTTGTAACCCTCAAACTGCTCGCCGCGATAGGTGATCACTTTTTCTTGCGCTTAGGTTTCTTCGCGGTTTTAGCAGCAGCCTTAAATGCAGCAGCAGATGGCCTGCCAGCTTCGCCTTTACGCGCCATGCGTTCGCTGCTGCCAGCTTCAATGCGCTCGCGTTTTGCGTTGATGTTGGCGTATAGGCCAGGCTTCTTAGGCATCACTTCTTACCCTTCGGCTTGCGTGACTTGCCGGCTTTTGACAGCGCGATTGCGATTGCTTGCTTTTGCGGCTTGCCCGCCTTCATCTCGGTTTTGATGTTGCCCGAGATCGTCTGTTGTGACTTGCCCTTCTTCAGCGGCATGACGCCATTCCTCGATACCTAGTAGCAGGTTAGCGCCGTCTGCTGTTGCCCAGCCCTTATCGGTGTAGATAGCCGGCACCCATGCTTCACCTGCCAATGCCTCGACAGGATCAGAGCTGATGCCAGCGGGCGTGAAGTGCCGGAGGTTAGGCAGGCCCATATCGTTTACGAAGCTGCTCTAATGTTACCTCTGCGCCATCATCACGCACCAGTTTTGCGATGGCATTGCGTGGCCCGTACTTATCCGCCAGCCTGTTAAAGTATGCAACCTTGCCGGGGCCTAGCGCATCAGCTTGCACGCTGCGTGGTTGCTTGGCTAGCCACTCGCCATAGCTTTGATTGATTGGCACTTGGCCATCTTTGCTAGCCCTAGTTGCCGTGGTTGATGGCGGCAGGATGTCTGG